TTTCATTCATTTCATTCATTTCATTCATTTCATTCATTTCATTTTAATATTCCCTGTATATATACCCAACGATGGAAGCGTTTGAAGAAACCGTAAAAGAAGGAACGAAGCGCGGTAGTTCATTTGTAGACCATGTGTTTCGTTTAGACGAACAGCAACAGGGTGTCCTCTTGAACATTGTTCAGTATACCATTATCGGTTTCGTCCCGATTCTGATTATGCTTTACTTGGTTCGCACCTACGTCCCCGAACCCGACGACCATAAGGCTACTTTAATGATTTTAGTGGAAATCATCGGACAAATTCTGTTTATGTTCATCTTCATCTACTTTATTCATCGGTTGATTACGTATGTTCCTACCTACTCTGGATACAGATACAGCGAGTTCAACTTTACGACTACAATTTTAGGCATTTTGATGATTCTCTTGAGCATCAAGACCAAGTTGGGCGAGAAGGTCCAGATTATCGTGGAGCGCACGATTGAACTGCTAGGCGGTGAGACGAGTTACAATGGCACTGCGGGCGGTGGCGCACAAGGCGGTCAGGGTGGCGGCACGGGCGGCGCGGTTCGCATCACACAGCCCCTCTCACAACCTTACGCCGGCGGTGTTCCCGGTGGAATGGTCGGCGGCGGAATGGCGCCTCCTAACCCCGTCCTGACGACCAACCGTAATACCGGCACCGCCGACTACGGTCTCTCGCAGGCATCCCAGCAGCAGCAGCACTTTAACAGCACCTACGCGCAAAATGTCGGCGGCGGAATGCCCGGCGGGATGATGTCGTTTGAGCCGATGGCAGCCAATGAGGTTATCGGAACGAAGTTTTAGTTCTTTGATTGAAACTTAAAATGCAATATAAGTAAAATAGAATATAAAGTAATAACAATTTACATTATATTACTCTATCTTTATTCGTATGACGAGCTTGAACGAATATTTCAAAACGAATAATATTATACCTACCGAGGGGTATTCTCAGCAAGTTCCCGGGCAAATCCAATTCTTAAAAAGAATGGTAAGTTCACCGTCCATAAAACGTGTTATGGAAATTGGATTTAATGGAGGACATTCTGCGGAACTGTTTCTATCATCCAATCCCAATGTAGAACTTGTAAGTTTTGACATAGGGCATCACGATTACCTCAAACACGGTAAAGCATTTATCGATAATAAGTATCCCAATAGACATACGCTAATCATCGGAAATAGTTTACAGACTGTTCCGGAATATTCAAAAACAGCGAAACCATTTGATATTATATTTATTGATGGAGGACACGATTACCCAATCGCATACGGGGACATTGTAAATTGTAAGAATCTCGCGCATTTACATACAATTGTCATTATGGATGATACAATCAAAAATAAAAATTGGCTCCGGGGATGGAATTATGGTCCAAATCGCGCGTGGGCTGATTGTATTGCGAATAAAGTTGTTGAAGAATTTGGAAGTCAAGACTGCGAACCTGGCCGAGGCCATAGCTGGGGGCGTTATTTATTATAAATCATTATAACAACTTCACTTTTCTATGAGCACCTCTCGCGCAACACTTTTCATAATCTTACGTTCACCAATCGGGTCATCCTTGATTTCGTGAAGGACATTCCGAAGCATCTTATGATGAAACTCCTGGAGGCGCTGATTTGTCTCCCACCCCGGGTGTAAATCCATCCACTTTTTAATCGCGAAATACTCTTTATTGGCGATATCCAAGAACGCCTTGCGAATCCGAACATTCCCTTCATCTCTCGCCCATTGTTTTTCGTCGTGTAAATAAATAATGTCGCGTTTAGGGTCAGTGCAGTGAATTGGGCGCGCATATAAGTCCATTTGCTTGAGTGCGTCAATCATCACTTTACTAATACCTTCTACCAATCCCTGATTTCGTGTATACGCCAAGTCATCCATCGTGATTTCAATAGAGTCGACGAAATCGGAAAAGTTGACCGCATTTTTACACTGTTCGTTCAGGAAGAAGTTCAGATTGAACTGATTGTTATTCGTATTATTGACAATAATATTGCGTTCTTTGCTCAACTCGACAAGTTGTTTTTGTAGCGTTTTATTCTGGTCTAACAATTCAAATACGAGAGAATTGAGGATAGACTTTTTGTTTCGTTTCTTCCCATTCCCACCGGAAAGAGCCGAAATCATTTTCCGAATATAATCCCGAAGTTTATCATTTTGTTCATTAATGATATCAGATACATTTGTTCTTTCACTCACACGGCCGCTGTCGCCGTGGTCGCTGTCACCGTGGTCGCTATGTCCGCTGTCACTGTGGTCGCTGTCACCGTGGTCGCTATGTCCGCTGTCACTGTGGTCGCTATGTTCGCTATGTTCGCTATCGTTTATTAACATCAGTGGTTCTACTTCTGGTTCAAAAACGGATTCATCCGAATAATGAAACACTTCGTTTTCAACGACTTTACTGGCAATTTTCCTCGGTTTAAAACGGTGTCGAACAATTGCGATGTTATCATCACTTTCAATTGCGGCAGAATCGGATGTGATCACGAACTCACTAGAATCATCTGCTTGTTTTTGCGTAATCATCGCAGCAACGGTTGACGTTGTTGTAATTGACATTGTCAACGTATTCATTGAAATATCATTCTTATGTCGATGTTGATATTGTAGACACGTTGTCGTATGTTTATAATAACTTGAACGATGTGTGTACGTTTTTTTACATTGGCAAGTATATTTCTCGTCTTTCTCGTCTGTATCATTTACTTTATCAACCTTCTCTACCATTTCGACCATTTCGGATTTCTCGTAAACACTTAACTGTAATAATTCACTTGGCGACGACACTTCATTCAAATATTCTTCGTTCAAATTCGGCTTATTTTTCAAAATGTGAAAGTTCATTCGTTCTTTGGCGATACATTCATTATTACAGACACATTCCTCCAAAATTAAACACTTCCAATTTTCCCAACCTCCATTCTTTCGGATAGAATCATATAATCGTGTCCTCACGGACATATCTAAACTATCACGCTTATGTTTATACTTTCGTTGCGTAAGATTGGTTGTATACGAAACATATGTGTCTGAAACATTTTTGTTTTTACACATAATTTGATAGATGATGGTATTTGAATAATTGATATCTTTTCTTGGCATTACCTCTCTACGTATACACTTCTATTATAATACGGTATATATTTATATTATACATTTAACGAGAATGACGGCACACTGACTTTTCATTTTACCCCAGGGGTTTGGCAACATTCGCACCATCAATTGGTCTAAATGTTGCCAAAATCTTATCAATTTTCGAACATTATCGTCACACGAACTTGTCTGATTTTGTCTGATTTTGTCTGAAAGTGCATTTTGACATTCATAAGATTTTGGCAACATTGGCACCATAATCAGTCACGTCTTATGAATTACACCGGCTACCTATCCCGCTAACATCATTGGGGTAAAATGGTCAAAATCCAAAAATGTCCAAATCCGGGATAGCCAATTTTACTTTTAAAACGCGATTTTCGCGCATTTTTAGCCTGACGAGACCATAATCTGCGATTTTGACGCATTATATGGCAACATTCCGCGGGAATGTCAGTAAGGTCACTTCACAAAACCTGCTCCGGAACCATTTTTCGCCGTTTACCGCCACACTGACTTTTCAAAAAGTCATAAGATAATGGCAACATTTGGTGCGAAGTTCCGTCACATCTCATAAAAACGCGCTCAAATTCGCGTCGGTCAGTGTCATATTCGCGGTATGTATAATAAATACAAGTCATTGTATATATGATAGATATGAAGAAGACGGTTCTAGTTGATTTGGAGTTTATGCGTCCATCTGCCGGAGGTAGGTCCCGGTCGCGGTCCCGTTCCAGGTCACGGTCGCGGAATGGGGGCGCATCCGCCTCTATGGACGACGAAAAGAAATTGGATATGGATTTATTGTTACAAAATACACAAGACTACGAACCGGAAGACGAGAGCGACGACGACGACGACCCCGTAGACGACGACAACGACGACAGCGACGACAGCGACGAGACTAGTGATAGTGGGGTTGAAACCGATAACTCATCTATCCATTCAAAAAAACATCCAAGCGTCAAAGACTCCGATTATGCCGTAGATTCGGATGAAGATCTACTTCAATCGGTTATAGACGAACCAACGTTCCCGCTGGATGTAAAAGCGATATTATCTGCGATGAATAAGGCAGAGAATAACACGATTGCGAATCTCTCAAAGAAAATGATAGATGACCGGCGCCACGAAATTCTCTCGTCGCTGAATTTAACGACCGAAAAACTGGCAGAGTTTGAACGTAAACTCGCGATGTATCGCGTCATTGAAAACCCATATGACCTAAAACATTGCCAGCTTATTCGTTGGATACCTCTTCGGTCGCTTGAAGCGCGACCCTATGTAACTCTCGGCGGGACATTATTCAAGGTTCGTGAAGACCCGGAAAATGGCACTCATACAGTAACGATTCGTAATATCAAGAGGTTCGTATTTAATATTCGGTTTGAAGCCAATGTTGTGTTTCAACGTTTGAGTCAGGAAGAGCTACTTATATTGAGTGTAGTGGAGTATATCAATAGCGGTGATGCCACTTGATGGTTGTGTCACGTGCGAATACGTAACCGACGCGACGTTTTTGTGATATCGCGCGTGAGTCTTGGACGTAATGTGCCTCGTTTGGTTTTACAACGAAACCCATGATGCCGTAATCCACGTTGATTGAAAATAGCTCGTGAACAATATCCAATTCGACGTGTTTCCGCATTTGCGTTTGACGCCTTGATACACCGACACAATTTGCCCGCAAGAATGCGTTGAGCGCGAGTTTTGATATCACCGGATATTCCACCGTTTCTCTTATGACTATCGCGTGGTAGATAATGATGAATAATTTTAAGATAGTCTCGACGTGTGAGTTTCATATCTTCATCAATATCATCATCAGTATATTTCACTCCAGGTTTCATATCTCTATACTAGACAAATACAAAAAAAAGAATATTCATATACTATAACAGAATGAAGCAAAAGGTCGTAGTGTTTGATATTGATGAAACACTCGGCAATTTTTCTCAACTCTCTATATTTGGACACGTATTAGAAGATTATTATAATAAGCCTAATATAACATACCAATACTTCAATGATTTAGTTGATTTATATCCGGAAATTATTCGCCCGAGTATGGTTCGTATATTGGAGTATATTCGTAAAAAAAAGAATGCCGGTGTTTGTAATAAAGTGATGATATACACGAATAATATGGGTCCTGCGAAATGGTTATCGTGTATTCGGCAATATTTTGAAACCAAGTTACGGTTACAGGGAAACACGACAACAAACTCGGGTGACGGCGGAGGCGGTGGTGGCGGCGGCGGACTCGCAATCGTCCCGCCTCTTTTTGACCATACGATTAAACCAAAAACAGAGGACGTCGATACGCAAACGCAACAGCAGCAGATGTATCCTGAACGAACAACTAATGATAAAACAGTGAACGATTTTATACGATGTGGGCGCCTTCCGCGAGATATTGAAATATGTTTTCTGGATGACCTTCAACATCCTAAAATGGTGGATGACCGTGTATATTATATCAAACTACAGCCATACCACTCCTATATTCCATTTGAAATGTTTGTGGTTCGTTTCTTGAATAGCGCATTATATCGTGAGGTATTTGACAAGTTCACAGTGACGTCTACGATATCCATCACTTCACCCACCGCGAAAAAACAGATTCTTTCCATAGAAATCCACAACATGTTTCTGAAATATGCAAATTTGGCGAAATATAACGCAAAGTCGCACCAATCTAAAATCAATCCGCGAGAGATTGATGAAATCATTAGCAAGTATATATTATACCATCTCCAACAATTTTTCCGGGATGGACCACCGAAGCCAAGACTACTGTCTCGTTCGCAATCATCGAATACACAACATCGCCGAACCTCTAAAAAGAATAGTCGGGATACAACCCCGAAAGGTGGACACATATTTTATGTAGATAAGACAAGTGCGGTGAAGAATATGCGAAACAAGACGATGCGTATTCGGTGAATTACTCTACTCTACGTGAACCAAGAGAGTTCACCCTGACCCGAGACAAATATGACGCGCTCACCTGAGATTTGAGTCCACGCTGAAATGAAATCTTCGATTGCTTGTTTGAATGCGCGTGAATCTTTCACGTCTTCTTGTTTGAAGTATATCATTCCATTTTCACGGCGGGATTTCGTGAACAATTCACTTACGAGTTCACGCGCCCGCGCCAATTCGCTTTGAAATATCGCCTCTCGCGCAGCGTTCTCAGATTGACGCTTTTCACTTTCTGCGTCAACCCATCGTTGATGACGCATATTCCTGATGTGACGGTCCCAATTGCCTTGTGCTCCACGCCAACCGCATTGGCAACTCACTGGGCGCACAATCTCCAATTCGTGATAGGTGTCATTGAACAATCGCTCCATAATCACCTGAATCGCGTGATGAAGCACCATCGGACTCGTTTCGTATCCGGCGTTTCCTTCTCTGGGCTTGTAATCCATAAGTGCTTGGAACGTCTCCTGTTCGTTTCCACGATGAACGAGATTGTATCTCTCGTCGCTATAAATGCTTGAATCTTGCCCGCACAATTCAACAACAATGTCATCGGCGACCTCCATAATCTCGTCGTATATGTCTTCATCCTCTTCTTCAATTTCCTCCAAAGTATTCCAACAGCACAGTATTGCGCCAGGACGAATCGCGGTCAACGCGGTTTGCTTGTGCCGATGTAGCGAACCGAGCGCATTCATTCCGCGCAAATACGCGCCTTCGGGAATGACTCCTTGAACGTCCTCCAACACAGCCAACAGGGTATCCAAGTCGGTTTGTATTTTTTCACGGGTTTCTGCGATAATACCATTGCCAGACGACATTTTTCTTTGTTGCTATGTTGATTACACAGTATCTAATGTATTGGTTGAAAAACATTTCAATTTTATGCTCACTCGCTTCGGCGCTCCGTCCGCGGAGCGGACCCGCGCCTTCGCTCGTTCGCGTCTTGCTCCATATCGTCGGGGAGATGGGACGCCGCGCCTTCGCTCGTTCGCGTCTTGCTCCATATCGTCGGGGAGATGGGAAGACTTTACTGTCTTGTATACGAGGGCCATACTACGCCACCACCACCACCACCTCCATCGGCTACCTTTATCACCGGCTGTATTATCTTCTGTGCGAGTTGCCTCTGGGTGTAACTCACCACCGTATCCGATACGATGTGTGTAATCAATATAAAGACACACGTGTATAAAATAAGGCTTCTGTCAAATTCACTAAACTTGTTTCCACCTAGAAGTGCGAACTTCGGGTTCGTCCACGAAATCGTATTGAAGCGAATGAGTAAAATAACAACAGCGGTATATAAGAGGACGTTTCGTAAAACAGGGATATAAGCCGGCAATATGGAATAAAACCCTAATAAAACAACCGCGTATGTTCCATAGACAAAATAATCCAAATAGTCATAATAAGACGCATATTTTTTAAAGAAAGGTGATAATGCGTCGCGTAGGTAGGTTATAATCGAGACCACGAAATCTTCCGCAGTGTTCTTTATCCTATTCATAATACAATACAATATTGTGCTGTATTATAATGATATAATAATGCGCGCTATCGCGCTGATGCGTTACTCCGCCGTGTCCGCGACATAAAATGACAACAAACGCGCACTTGGGTCTAGAACGCCTTCACAAAAGGGATGTCTCCAATAATACGGAATCGTATCTCCGCGTCCTTCATAGATATTCTCAAATACGTGACGGTAATAGAAACTCTCCTTGTCATATGGCGGATTATGAAGTGAATATAAATGATGTCCATTATTATTAAACTCAGCATCCGATATAACGCGGTCGGTATACTCTTTAATCATTTGAACCCACGTCCGTCGACCATCAGCCGAACTCACTCCATCACTGAATGCCTCTTTTCTGCGCCAGAGAACATCATCCGGCAATAACCCCTCAGATTGAAACGCCTTACGAAGAAGATACTTCTCCATTTTATCATCATCGAACCGTTTGAGACGCGGGGGGAGCGTCATCACATACGTAAGGAACTCCTTATCCGCAAATGGAACACGCGCTTCCAATCCCGCGCCGCTTATACTTTTGTCAGAACGCAATAAATCAAAAAACCGAACATCGCGAATCATCCGCTCATTTTCGCGATGAAAGTCTGTGTCCGTCGGCGCTTTCAAGAATCCACGATACGACCCGAAGATTTCATCCGACATATCTCCACAATATATCACGACATCCTCGGTTTGTTGTTGGATGTATTTGCTAACGAGATAATTTCCGACTGATGCGCGAATCGTCGTGGTGCAATAACTTTCCGTCTGATAAATTGTATCGTAAATCGCATTTAAGAAGTCGCTCTCTTTCAATGAAACTTCGTGATGACACGTTCCCAGATGTTCAGCCACACGCCGCGCCCATTTCAAATCCACTGACCCTTCCAACCCAATACTATATGTATTCAGCACAGTATCTGGCGCGGTCCGGCGCAATTCTCTCGCCACAATCGCGGTAACAAGAGAACTATCCAGCCCACCTGAAAGTAAACACCCAACAGGTCGCTCACTCATCAAACGTTTCACGACTGCCTTTGTAAAGAGTTCACGAATATTTTTACAGACGTCTGCTTCGCCCGCTTCGCCCGCGTCACCAGCTTCGTGTATCGGATACGAATACTCCACGCGCAGTTCTCTCAACTGACGCTCAAAAAAGGATTCATCTGCCGTCGTTTTCTTTATTTCACCAGATGTATAAGATACGTATGCGTAATCGTAATACGTGCGAAAAACCGCATCCCATTCCGTTGCCGCGTCACTATACTCCATATAACTCCCCGCAGGAAATTGGACGACCGTATCACAAATTGCGTGAATCGATTTCAACTCACTCGCAATACACAATCCATAATGGTCAGGGTTCATTGATACACACATTAAATCGGAATGTTCACCACCAAACATTCCATCGTGACGCGATACACCAATAAAGAGTGAGCGCACACCCACTGGGTCTCTCGCGACATATGTCGCACCACTGTCATAATCGTGTAATACAAACCCAAAGACACCATCCAGACGACGAAGCGTCTCGTGAATTCCCACTATTCGGTAGAGATGGATGATAACTTCGCAATCAGACCCGCTTTGATATTCGCTCTCCAGCCCAAATTCAGTAATCAGACTCTTATAATTATAGATTTCACCGTTACAGATGAGACGACAGTTTTTGATATGAAACGGCTGATTCGCAGCAGAGTCTTTTCCATTGATTGACAGACGATGAAATCCCCAAGCGCGTGTGTCATCCTTCAGAAATACTGACATATCTGGACCACGATGAGACGAGTGAACAAATGATTCTTGTAAGGTCTTTAATTGGTTCAGCGCCAAACGCGCAACGGTTTGAAAATAGAAGATTCCGCACATTGGGTGTAAGGCACGAATTCGTATAAGTATAATATCAAATTGTGTTTATATATTATTTATTTTTCACATTATACAATAAGTAGAGTATCAATCCATACAACACGAACAATCCATAAGATGGAATTCTATGGTGTTGTAAACGGCGCATATACGAATCATCACGACCGCCTGGGTGAAATCAATGAACGCATCTCCGAGAGAAATATCCCGTCCACCGCGCTTCGCCCAGCATTTAATGTCCGTTCCCTTTCTTCCAAATACGCAATGATGCCGATTTTAGAGTCGCGCCCGGCACCGACGACCCCCCTCGCAAACTACACGCATTTTACGACCGAGACCGTATTCAATCCAGGAAATGCGAAAGCGCCGTGGCGTGGATGGGCGGAACGTGTCAATCTGGAGTCATCCTTGCGCAATCAATTCTTCGCACTTCAACGCAATGACCGCGCAGAATATGTCCCCAATTCAACAAGCGACCTCTACCAGGTCCAAGTCGACGCACGTGAAGTCGAACAACCTAACCCGTATTTGTTTGATAACGGCGCATCCAATTTCGCCCCGATGAATCCGAACCCGCATAATTTAGGCAAACTCACGTTTGAGAACTCGACGCGATTCCAACTTCGCACATTGGAATGCACGTATGATGGATTCTGCACAGGAGAAGGCGGCCCCGTGATTGAGCCCGCTACGAATTATATTCCAGAAGACCAATTGAAGAAAAAGCAGAAAGAAAAAGAACAACAGACCCATTTGTCGCATATTGAGGAGGGGTTCAGTAGTGGGAGGTCTAGGACGGAGACGATGAACGTGAACTCTAGCAATAAGTTTCCAACCGATATTCCCCGTGCTACTGCGACGTCCAACGCGCGGGAAATGTTGACGATGCGGCGCACCCACGCATAATCAGTATAAATCCATCACTGTAATAGAATAATATATGCCAACCTATTCTTCTATTATTATTTATAACGCAACATTGAAATGGCGGAAGACCGCGTCC